CCATCCAGGCGACGTTATTTTCAAGCTCAGGAAGCGTCTGCGGCCACTTGGGCAGGACATTATCACTGAGATGATTTCAACCAATACGCGCTACGGCAAAACAGAATATGCGCGATACCATTTAGTGAGGGTGAAGAAGTGAGCAACGATGAGTCAAAACTTAGGCGTTATGCAGATGTTTTGTATGAGCTTGGTTATTATAGCAACGCAATCAACATGCGCAAAATAATAGATGGATTGTATAAATCGGAACCTGATTATCTTGGCAGCAACCAAGCACCGTTTACTGCATTCCCAAAAGAAACAGTGGATAAGTGGCCTAAACACAACCAAGAGCGCATGAATGTTAAATTATATAAACGAAATACCATTTAGTGAGGGTAAAATGAAACACTATGCAATTCTTAATGCTGTACGGAAATATGTAGAGAAAAACCCTGATTGTGCGCCGTTGATTCAGGAATCGATTTCCACTGGTATTCGTGATGCACTTTCTGAGTCGAATAATCGTGCGACACAGATGGAAATTGCATTAATGATGGCAGTTCAACGCATTACAAAAACAGGTAAAGAGCTTATCATACAAAAGCTTGAATCGCTCAATGGAAAAACTTCACTTAATTGGGAAACGACAATTTCTGAATTAAAGGCTTCTCTGGAGAAGGGTAAATAATGAAACTATCACAATGGCACAGTGCCTACACAAAACCAGTTCATGTTGGCGTTTAGGAGACAGACCCAGAAGGTGCAGAAACTCCAACCTTCCAATATTGGCACGGAGCATATTTTGGGTTATGTTGCGCAGATATAGAAACATCTTACCAACACGCAAATATATCAAAATCGAGCAGTGGGATACAGCGCGTTAAATGGCGCGGCCTAGCATCAAAGCTAGATTAACCTTTACCAGTAAGGAATTGACTTCCAGAAACGTATTCAAAGAAGTTTCTCCAATATTCGAGAGTCTGCCTGTTCTTGTCGCTTTCCCATCTTGCTTTCAGGTATGCCTTTCTGGTTTTTGTTAATAACCTAACCTCTGGACACATTGGCAAAATCTCGTGATACAAGTCGACAATTGATTGGTATGGGCACCCAGACTCCTTATGTTGTTTTTGGTTATTGGTTTTTGGTTTTTGGTTAGCATCAATTTCAGGTTCGTTCGCATTATCTGATGATGCGTTCGCATTGCCTTCGCTTTTCGATTGCTTAGCTTTCGCATTATTCCACCTTGCCTCAGCACTTTTACGAGCCTTATCAGCCTTGCCGTGATACTCAGAAATAACAGCATCACAGCGCGTTTTTCTCCACACATCGCCATCCAAAATGAAGTAATGCTTTAGGATTAAATTAACGTCTTGAACGCTCGCCCCAATAGTGAACGCCAATGATTCTGGATCGTTATCAAGCGGCTTCTCTGTGTCGTAGTAGCGCCAAATCAAGCGAAGGTATGCCATGCACTGGCTATCGCTTAATCGCGCCGTATCGGCAATGAAATCGCCTATGTGGTGTGGGTAGTAATGCACTTTTAACCCCTAATCCGTGTAAGCTATGAAAGTGAAGTGACCTTCGCTAAATCTCTCAAATCTTCCACCAAAGGTTCCTTTCACTTTCTCAAAAACCTCTTTTGTGGTTGCATCAATTGGGCACTTCCCGATCTTTTTCATTGAAAAATGGGTGTGGCTTTCATGCACCCAATCTATTTTTGAGTGATCCATTTCTGCAAGCCTTTGAGTATTTGTTTTGTATTGATAAACTGGATATGTAGACGCGCTACTGTATGAATACGTCTTTTTTTGATCGTCTATTGCATGCCAATCGCATTTTGGGCAATAGTGACGATCATCAACGCAGTGAGAGCATGGTGGGGATATGTGGCAGGAGCAACAAGAATCTGTATCTTCTAGCTGGATTGTTCCGTCACAGCCTTCGCGGCCACAAACTTCATTTTCTTTAAAACCATAATTTTCGGACATAAAAAAACGCCTTTGATCTAGTCCTTGGTGACAATACCGTTCAGGGTACTGGCAAAAAGGATAAGCCATTGTTTACGGTAAACAAGGACTAGATCGAAAGCGTCTCTATGTTTACCCTGAATTTTCCCCCTGCTTGTCACAGACAGGCCTTTCGGCTAAGGGTTGTGCTAAGCGTAGTCGCGTTCTCATGGCAACTACGCCGCACGGGTTTAGTATAATCAATTATTCAGCGGTTGCAACTGGCTTGGGCAAACGATCTTCGACTAATTTTGCATAGCCTTGAATGTCATGCCAGTTATCAGCATAGTTAGGATCGCCGGATAGTATGCGGGCGATCTTGTCTGCAATGACGGTCAAGGCCTGCTTCTGAATATCATTTAGCAGCAGCCACCCAGGAACACCAGTAACGAGTTCTTTTGGTTCTGTTTGCATAATGTATTGCAGTCGCTGGCATATCCTTGCGTGATCGTTAAAATCACCGTACCGACTGCCGCGCTCTTTCAAAGTTTCTTCTAAACTCATAAAATTTACCTTTGTTTGTATAATCAATATTGCGGATTAAGCAATAAACTGAGTGGATAAAGCGACTAAATTTGTCTGCCGCTCTGCCCGCATTTTAGCCTGGGCGTGATCATAGGCCATAACGTCAATGGACTTGATCGATCCATCACCCACGCGTAGCTCTACTCTGTATTGGTGCATATTTCACCTCATTGGTAATCAATTAATCGGGAGCTGTAATAGCATTAGCTTCTTGCAAAACTTGAACTACACCGCTCCATTTTTCAATTTCTTTGCTTAGCTCGGATATTCGTTTTTCGCATTGTGTTTTTTCTACACCCGCCTTATGCTTTTTCGCCATAGCAATATGCAGAGGATCTTTAAGCGGCTTAAATTGATTCGCGCTCCATGCTGATGATCCGCCACCATTAGGCATATACATCACCGAAAACCAGCCATCTTTAATTTCGTAATCAATATAAACAAACGTGCAAATACTTTCGTCGTTGTGGCAAAGCAGGCAGTATTCGCCAGCTTTTGGTGTAAATTCACTCATAATCTTCACCTGTATTTTGTATAGGGGGTTAAACAACTGAAAAAGGAACAGCTTGCCAGTCAGACCAAATTGGTTCGTGCAATCCTATCTCAAGCGGGTTTAATCGCTCCCTGTATTGCAAAATCATCTTATTTCCAAATACATTTTTTACTGATTCATTTTCAAAACTTGATTCGTCCACATGCCATCGAAGCTCTATATTTTGCATAATCATCTCCATCATTGCGGGTTAGTAGGGGTTAGCGAACGACACGGTACTCTGAAATCTTCTCTACCCAGCTTTGCGATACGCCAAGATTCTGAGCTATGGTTGAGCTTTTAAGCCGCCTAGCCTCTGCCCTGGTTTCCTCGCGCAGCTTTGTGAGCCGGGCTATCTCTTTGCTGATTTTGCGAATTTCTCGGATTAAAGACACCCTCTTGTCGAGAAGAGTCTTTGCCGCGTAGTATTTTTCGTCAGGATATTTTTCGGCCATGATGCACCTTAATAAATTTTGTGGTATGCGCTGCTTAGAATAATTTCCTTTGATTCTTTTATCAGCTCCCTAAACTCTTCTAGCCTTGCGTCAATCATGTCGTACTCTTTTACAAATCGGTTGGCGCAGTACTTAATGACGTAGATTTTTTTACCTTCAGGGAAGGCGCCGCAATAGCTGATAAAATCAATCCAATCCTCTTTTGCGGCCTTCATGTTTCCAATCATTTGCCAAAGGTAGGTTGTTGAGTCGCACGATTCTTTTCTGATTCGCTCAAAATGAACAGATGGAATGGCCGACTTGCACTCTATTAGGCCGCCACCTTTTACCCTGCCATCAGGTGAGCAGCCATAATCGCCAAGCTCATAAAATCCACCATTCATAACATCGCAAAAATATTCGTTGCTGTATTCCATTATGGCTAGTGGCTCATCTTCATGGCCGCGCGCCATATCGTCATTTGAGTAGCCGCCTGTGGTTTTCTTTTTGGTGATCTGCTCGGTTGCAATATCAATTGCGTATTTCCGCGCAGGATCGCCAAACGCTTTGCCATAGTTAGCCATAACTATGCCTAACTTACTGGAGGTAATGCGACCGCACCTAAGCCCGTCCCACTCCTCTGTATTTTGCTGTACGTCGTGGAATTTCATTGCTCACCAGCCTGCTGTATAATCAATGATTGGTTTTCTTCGCTGATGTACATTCTCGCGGTCACAGCATCAAGATTGCCGTCACGCTTATATGCAGCTATCGCGTTATTCCAAGCCTTTTCATGTGCTGGCAATAATTCCGCACGCTGCAATTGTGGGCGCTGCGGACTAATGCGAAGGCCTTCAACAGTGTCACGGCCAAACTTAATACCTTGTTCGACGTAGACAGTAACAGCGCCGCTCCAGTCGTCAATGAAGTGGCTTCCGCACAGGTCGCGCATCACTCGGCTGTTATGGGCGTTAAGGATCATCGGCTTTAACGGCTCACCTTGGCGTAGCTCTTTTTCAACAAAGTGCGCCGTATTAAAAAGATCCTTGGTTTTTTTGGTGCGGTCAATCTCAAGAGTTACCCGCGCCACCGTTAGAACAGTTGGGCCGACTATATCGGCGCTGCTCAAGTAAGGCGAATTGAATGCCTTTCTGTAATGCGTTTTTTCATTTGCCATGATTATTACCCTTATCGCTCACCATTACTTCATTGTTCATTCCCATAACTCCTCATCTAATCCGCTAATGTAATCGTCTTCTGCGCCATCTTCGTCTTCATCTTCGAAGCGGTCTTCGTCATTATCCAGCGCCTCAAAGTAATGCTCGTTTTCTTCGCTCATACCGTGCCCCTTGCTGCTGCGATTGCGGCGTAAACTTTATCCATAGTTTCCATATTGCTGTCATCAACATGATAGCTTTCTTGAACCATTTGGTAGATTTCCTCAAGCGCCTCTAGCAAAGCCGGTGCGGATGCTATTAGCAATTTATTTGCTTCTGCCTCTTCACGGAAATCGTACATATCAACCGTTGCAATTAGCGCTAGCATTCCGTCACTTTGATCATCTGACTCTATGCGCTTTCCTATTTCATTGCCGCGAATGCACCAAGGCGAACCAATGTGTTTTTGCATCTTAATCACCCCTCTGTTGCATTAATTATTGCAATTACTATGAAGAAAAATCCCATCAATATCGAGCCGATGCCCATTTGAAATGCTGCCGAGCTTCCGTGACTAAACAGCATTGGCGTAAGAAAAACCCAAGTTAACAAAACAAAAGCAACCACTAAAACCGATAGCAATATCTTCATACATCACCCCCTCTGTTGTTGGTGTGGGAATGATGGTCGATTATTTACACATTTGCAATAGTTTTTGTAAAATATATATTTACGGATACTGTAAATGGTGTATTATATGAAAACCAGCCCATTAAAGAGGAAATCAGCGTGACAAAGTTATTAACAAGAGAGCAGGTAGTAAAGGCAATTGAGGCAAAAATCATCGAGAAGTACGGGCGAGCAAAAATGATCGAGGTTATAAAGTCCGAGGGATGGAATGAGGCAGCTTACTATTACCTGAGACCATCATGTAAGCAGCAGATACCAAAGAAGATGCTTGAATTCGCTGGTATTGAAAAAGTAAATCCACCAAAGCCACCAACCACTTACCGGAGGAAGGAGAAATGAAAAACGGAAACATGCCAGCGGCTCCAACTATTGGAACAATCAATAGGGTTACTCAGGCCTTTGATGAAACTCAGGTTGATAATAATGACTTTATGCTATTCGGGCTAACCAAGCGCGAGCACTTCGCAGCTATGGCAATACAAGGAATGATTGCCTGCGAGTATGGCGCAAAAGTATCAGCGACTCAGTGGGCGCGTGATGCCGTAGAGGTTGCCGACGCACTACTAGCAGAACTGGAGAAGCAAAATGAAGCTTGAGAAAGGCGCACCGGTGAAAGTAAGGCTGCACACTGGTGAGGTGGTATGGGCTTGGTATATCGGGAGAATTTTAGCCAAAACTCACGGAGTCTATTATCAGGGTCGCCGGATGATTGCAGGCAAAAAACCTTTGCCAGATTACATTCATGGAATTGAGTTCTGCCGTTTCGTTGGCAAATCATGCGTTCCTGTACCTGTGGGGGTGAGTGTATGAGCACAAATGAATACGGATTAGATACCAGCTACATGTCTGGAAAGCTGAAAATATTCTTGCGTGATATTGATCGCCATACTCCTGATGAGGCTGCGCGTGTACTGGCAAGGCTTGCAAAGGTTGCTGATGAAAAGGTTCTGCATGAACCTGAATTCAGTGAGCGCGACACCTACCGCGAACTGTGCGGGGAGCTGATTAATACTTTGCGCATAACTGAATCCTGGTTTGAAGGGTGGGCAAGCGCTGAAAGTGAACTTGCTCAGATCAGACTGGCAATCACCAAAACCGAAGCAATCCTCGGAGAAAACAATGCTACTTGAAAACATTTTCGCAACTTCGTTTATCACTTTTATATTCATGCTGTGCTTTGTGTATGCAATTTCGCAGCTTAACCTGTGGCGCATAGACGATACGACAGAGCAATAATGATCGTGTTTATGCTATCCGGTTTAGTAACAATAATCACCGCAATTTGGTGGATTGTGAGGGCTTGGGGATGATGGATAGAGATAAATTAATCATGGCAAATGCACGCCGCTTAATTAAGCGCACAAGAATGCCAAACCATGTTCTTTATGCTGAGCTATTCGGCACGGGATCGACAACAGCATTCAAGCGATGCATTGAGCTTGGGTTAGATCCTGATAGTAATAGCGTTTACCCAAAACCTTTCGCAACACCGGAGAGCGGCAATGACTAACGATCAGCAGCAGGTAGAGAATGAATTCCATAAGTTTTGGGATGCGCAATGTGACAAAGGCTATAAAGATGCCTACGAGGTTGCGCGCAACGCATGGTTTGAGGCCAAGCGCAATCAGCCTGTAATTGAGCTGTCATATCCTGATCATGGAGATGGTTTTCGATATTGGGCTGAAAACGAAGTTGACGACGCCATAACCGCAGCAGGATATAGCTATAGGGTGGCTAAGTGAGCCAGGTAGAAAAGAACTGGATTATAACCGTCAGCACCAGGTTACGCGATGGCACCGAAAAGATCAGCCGGTCGCCTATGCTGTGCCTGGATAGTGAAATAAGCCACGCCGAAGCTATGGAAGTGGCTGTGTCGCAGTTTGGATGCGAGCGGGTTATAAAAATTACAGAGGTTAATTATGCAAGAGTTTAAGCAAGGCAATGTAAGGCTGATGAATGTTGATTGCATGGAGTTCATGCGCACGGTACCTGCAGTATATTTCGATCTTGCCGTGACCGATCCGCCGTACTTCAATGGGCCAAACAAGTCAGGATACTATGGCAAAGGATATTCCAGCCTTGGCGTTAAGCGCTCCAAGCATTATGACAGCCTGCCAGAGTGGGCGGTACCAGATGAGCAGTACTTCCAAGAATTAAAACGCTGCAGTAAAAACCAGATCATATGGGGCGCAAATTACTACGAATTCATAGGCAAGCCATTCAAGACCCCTCGCGGCGATGATATTTTTCCATGGATGGAAGAAAACCCCGGCTGGATAGTTTGGGATAAGGACAACGGCGAAAGTTCATTCAATGATTACGAACTGGCATGGACAAGCTTTCAGGTTCCGGCCGCTTATTTCAAATACACATGGAATGGCATGCACCAAGGCTCAATGGGCGGAGATGTTCGCAAGAATGAGAAGAGAATCCACCCTACGCAAAAGCCAAAAGCGCTGTATGACTGGATCTATTTAAATTACGGCCGGAAAAATTTTAAGGTGCTGGATACACATACCGGTTCGGCTTCCTCTGCCATTTCCGCGCACTATTACGGGTTTCAGGAGTTTGCTGGTACCGAGCTTGATCAGCAGATGTTTACTGTAGCTATTGAAAACTTCCAACTAAGAACAGCCCAAGAGACCCTCTTTTAAAAATAATTACACTTTCCTTAAATTAACTATTTACAGTTATCATAGGAATGATTACTATAGGTACATGGAAGCGCGGGGCTTCTGGAAATTAGGGTGGCGAATATGGCATTTGGAATCGCACTTACATTAAGTTTGTTTATTTGGTGGTGCTATGGAGTCACAGCGCTGAATCAATGGGGATGGCGTACTTACATCAGTCTAGCCGTACAAGTTTTAACTTTTATTTTAATCTGGAGATAAAAATGCGTATCAATGTTTACAGTCAAGAGCTTACCAATGAAGTGATTTTGTTGGCCAAAAAAAGTAATACCGAAGTCACATACCACGCCGCGCAATTGATTTTGCATAGCAGCGAGCGCCTTCACCACCCGCCACAAGACGATGACCGCAGCGCCGTAACATTCTGGTTGCCAAAGTCACAAGAGCGCCGAGAGGAAATGGCACAGGCATTTGAGCGCATAGCAGAAATATTCCGCACAGCACCGGCTGATACTGGTTTGGATTAATAAATAGCCGCCTAATCGCGGCTTAACTAAAAGGGGTGTGAGATGGGCAAATACTTCAAAGAATTCTGCGATCAGCGGCGCAAGCTTATCAATGGGCATGTTCAAGACATTATTGACATGGAAGAGTACGAAAAGGATCTGGCTGTAATGGCTTTCCTTCGAGACGACGATTTTGAGGCGGCAGCACGACTTTATCCTTTGCTGCCAAATGATAGAAAGAACCACCACTACTCAATGCTGGAATCAAAAATTCAGGATTGCATAAACGATTACAACTATGGCGTAGATCTTGATAAAGAGCTAGCCGGTGACATTCCGCTAACCAATGGCGAGAGGGCTTGTGTATGAACCGCGCCGATCAAAACTACTTAAACGTGCTTGAGGCTCAACTGCGAGCAATGCACCAGCCGCACCTTGAGTGCCCGAGCCATGAGCTGGCGTTCGATGAGCATGACTTCCAGCGCGTTTTTGGTGCGGGTGATGAGCAGCAGGAAATGCCGCACAGAACCGATCAGGTGCAATTTGACCACGGGCACAAAGCGAGCGACTTCTCATGACACCACCAATCCAAATAATCCCGATGGGCGTGACTGCGCTCAAGAATCCAAACAAGAAGTTTTCTGTGTACTTTTTAGCGCGACAAGAGGCGAGAAAAGCACAGGAAGAAATCAACAAAACTCTACCTTTACCGAGGCACGTAAAATGAACCTACCACCTGAAATTGCCGCCTTACTTTCCATTGCTATATGGGGATTAATGTTCGCCGCTATGATTGCATGTGGCGCGATTGGAGTTTTTCTAGGCGCTTTTATTATGCAGTACTTCCCTAATTGTGCATTTTCAAAATGGATGCAGGAAGAGTTTTTCCAAGATGAATGCACAACGTTCAAAAGTGAACAACAGGACTGGCTATCAAAGAGGATGAACAAATGAGCCATCCAACAATCGAACAGTTAGCTTATGCGTTTGAGCTGCAGTCACGGCTTGGTATGACTGTTGAAAACCGCAAGTTCCACGCAAGCGCGCAGATAGGCCATGTGCATTATGGATATGCGCGGCACAAGGATCACGAAAACGATCTTAATGCTCAGCTTGAGGCTGTAATGCAGTGCGCAAAAAGCTATTACGAAAAAAACCACGATGAAAAGCCATTTGGATTCGATGAAATGGCGACAACCGATAAACACGATGATGCTGGATTTTTGATTAGGCCGGAGGTGAAAATTGAATCTTGAATCTGGGTGTCTAGCGGTTACTGTTAAAAGTACGGTACTTGAAAACATTGGAAAGACTGTAACCGTTTTAGAGTTTTTGGGGGAGGTTAGGGGCTATATTGGATGCGACAGATGGACTACTGATGCTGCCGTATTGGATAGTTGTGGTGGCAGTGTATTCCACCAGAGAGAGTGTAATTTAATGCGCATAGATGGAGGCACATTTAATTCAAATGATAATGAAATTTATAAAATCAAAGACAAAAAGGTCTTGATATGAGCGCATACCAACACAAGCACACAGGCGAGAAACGCTGCCAGGAATTAAGCCCCGGCGATGACTGGGAGCTTATCGTAAAGCCTGATTGGGTAGATTGGCTTTGCATATTTATCGCTGCTGTAGCTGTTATTGCGCTGGTGTGCACAATGAACGATTGGCCTTGGTAGCTTATTAATTTTCAGAGGTGAAGTGATGGCAATAAATGACATATATGGATTAAGGCCAATTAACAGGACAGCAGGTCTGGTTACTGGTCAGGCAGGATGCACAACAGAGCTTACTGATGAGCAAATTAGGGAGAATCTTGTTGCTCAGCTAAAGGCATTAATGGCAGAAAATGAAACACTCAAAAAGGGCGATCCAAGGAAAAAAATAGTAGGAAAGCTACTAAGCGAAAAATCACAAGAAATAAATGCGGTCAGGCCAAAAAAGAAATTGCCAGGCGTTGAAAATTATTTCATAGATGTTGCTCGCGAGAATCTAAGCGCGTTTGAATTCAAGCGCTGGATGAATGTTGCAGCGGAAAGAATGCGATCAGAGCAAGATAAAAATTAACGAACTACCGCCAAGCCAAGAGCGGGCGGAATCATTGAGGTTTTGATTATGGATTTAATAATTGTCTTTCTGTATTTGTTATTTGGTTTTTTGTGGGCAAGGCTTGATATTAAGTCAAAAAGGGAGCTTTGCTGGGATGATGCTGGCGTTCATATAATTATAATGACTTTTTTATGGCCATTCATGCTTGCGATGCTTTCAATTCACATTGCTATTGGTATTTTTAAGGCGGAAAAATGAAACTTACTTTTATAAACAGATTAAAGTTATGCTGGGAAATTTTAACAGCTCGCAGCGGGCATGATCACCCAGCTCAAGAAAAACAATTGTCCTCATTTCAAAGGGGTTATGAGGCTGGGCTATATGACGGCCTTGTTGGGCATGCGCAAGATATTTATTAATTCTTAGGCTGACACGCATCAGGATTAGCCATGGCAATAAAAAGCCCACCGAAGTGGGATGATTTTACTCTTCTTCTGGATACTGTGCTTTTGACTGCTTATTTACGCTCGCACCATTTTTTAAGATCGTCAGCCGCCTTCTCGCACGCTAGCCCGGCTATTCGGCTTTCATCAGCGTGCTTTGCATAGACTCCCGCGCGCTGGTCAGATTGCTGGAGCATGTCGGCGAACACTCTATTGGCGGCTTCGGTTGCCTTGCAATTGGCGGCAGCTCGGGAACTATCAGCGGCACGCTTGGCATGGGCTTTGACACTGTCGTGCAAGCTGTCATAAGCAAAATCAGCAGCGGCAAGCTGAGTTTTAAGTAATTCGATTTGAATTTGCCCATCGTCTTGCGTCTCCTGGTTATCTGTTAAAATTCCGGCCGTAAATTTACTAGCGGCTTCATGGGCGCCGATCACTGATTGATACGACTGGTTGTCACACTTCTGTTTTTCGCCGCCGGAAGCAAATTGATATACCGCAACGGTGTAAGCTACGAACAAAACTACTGGCGCCAAATATTTTAAAACGGTAAGATAAATCATTGCTCACACCTCCAGCGCTTCTAGCGCACCTCGCCCCGTAACCCGGGGCTTTTTTATAGCCCTACTATTGTCAGTCCTGACATTGTTAAGCCGGTCATGGTAAGGCCTACAGCGGTTAATCCAGATCCATCAACTACCACGCCGCCAGAGCTTACAGTGACAGTCAGCTCAACCAGGTCGTTGCCATCGCCAAGTTCGTGCACCCAGCAAATAAACGTCCCGTAATTCGTAACATCGACACGGCTGTCAGGGTAGATTGTCATGCCGCCAAGCTGCGTCTGGTCATAGGCTATTGCCCAGCCATTCTCGAGCGTATACACACTGGCGAGGTAAGCCGGATCGGTGATCAAAACACCCAGCGGCGTATTGACGAAATTGGCCGGGGGATTGAATACACTATCAATCGTTGCGCTTGATCCGCCCTGAGAAACCGTGAAGGTTTGAGTTGTGCCATTCATAGGCGGGTAGACGATGCCATCGGCTAATGCTGGCCATGTACCGCTGAATGTCGTCCCGCCACCGGCAAACGTAATAGCTACTGTCTGTCCGCCAGTTGAAATAGTGCCAGCACCGTCAGCAGCCCCAACGCTAGTGCCGCTAAAAGGTTGCCCAGAAACCACTGGATTTGTTAGCGTCAGCGCAGAGAACAGCGCACCAGTTGTGATGTTTAGTACGTTCCCACCATTAACCGCCAGCCCGATATAAACGAGCCCCGTGTGAGTGGTGTCAATTACATCAGAGCCTATCTGTACGCCATTGCGCCAGAACTGAAAAACACCGTTAGCCTTGTCGGTGCATCGAAGCTGGAATGTTTGTGAGTACCCGGTTCCATAACTTGTGAATGTCTGTATCGGAGACGCATCCATCACATAGTCAGTGAACTTGTAGATTGCCGCAGTGGTGCCAGCCTGATCCAACCAAAGCAGATACCCATCATTTGCGGCATTAGCGAAACACACCCGCGATGAGGCATTGCTGCCCTGAGTGGCACTTGCAGCGTGAGTAAACTCGGCAACCAGCGTATTTCCAGAGTAGGTCGTATTATCCAGCCAGGTAGACATTTGGCTGCCAGAGCCTGAGCTTCGGCGAAAGGCATTAACGCCCCCAGCCGAAAGCACCTGAACAGCAAAACCAGCGGCGGGCTTATTCCACCCGGCGGGAGGCGTAGCCGGGTTTGCAATTGATTGACCAGAAGCTAATAAAGTTGGCATCAGTAAGGCCTCCAGCCGTGAGTAGCAAAGCCCAAGGCGCTAGTTAATTCACCGGCTACACTTACGGCAGTGGTTTTAATATTCGCCACAACACTGGTTTGGATTGACTCATTCCAGTTCGCGTAGCTGCCGAAGTTAAGAATATTAGCGTCAGTCTCGAAGTTCTCAATACCAGCGTACTGGCATGTTCCGCTGGCACCTTGCAGTGTATTGCGGTACAGGTAGGTGTTGTAGGTTTGCCCGGCGTAGAAGTTTGAGTTAATGAACTGGATAACATTGCCGGGACACTTCGCATTATTCCAGCAGATTTCGTGGTCGTGCGGAATCTCCAATGCCTCTTGACCATAACCTATGCCTAGCTGGATTCCGGTCACATTGTCCCACAGCTGGTTTGCGCGAATAGTTCCGTTAGCAACGGTGCCTTTAGCATTGATTCCTGTTCCTGTTGTGCAATTTTTTGCGGTGTTATTGTGAATAAGGAAATTAGAAACGCGGAATAGCGTGAAATAAGTTCCATTAAAGCCGCCGTTTATTACGTTTTCGCAAAGGTTATCTTGAATGAAAATGTAATTCTTAACGGTCGCAGAAGTGGCAATAAAGATCGGCCCGGTATTGTCGTCACCAAGAGTACCGTGCAGCATGTCGATGAAATTATTATTCCAGAACGTTACCCTATTGCTGGTACCGGTAAGCCAGAAACAGTGAGCATTAGCAACATCATTCCGGGCATTCTTAAATGTGATTCCAGCGACATACATGTCATTTGAGGCGGTAGAGTCGTCAAAGATTTTGGCGGTTGACAAATCCCATATGGCAACTTCCCCTGGAAAGGCCATTAACTGGCATGTCTTAGTGGATGCCTGTAGCCTCATGTTCCCGCTATTTTCGGCAGGAGGCATGGTTGCTGCATACTCGCCGCCACGGAAAACGATAATCTTGTTGTGATAAGTTGCATCGGAAATTGACGCGCCCCACCAATCAGGAATTGACTCAAGAGGCTGGGAGATTGTGCCTACTTTCGTGCCCGCATACCCGTCCTGCACAAACACGAATTGCGCATCAACAGTGGCTGCGCTTCCGATATCCGACTGCACGGTAAATTGCACATCGACATAGTTGACATTGTCGGCGCCAGTTACGCGAACAGTTATAGAGTGAGTACCGGTTGTATTTGGCGTGCCGTGCAGAATTCCGTAGTTTGAATCACCGTGATATTGCCCGATGGACAGCCATGCAGGAGCGGAAATAATTTCGTACTTGAAAGGCCACGCGCCGCCCTGCACGCCAATTGGTATTTGGTACTCCATTCCGCTGTGCGCCCACCGGTGCCGGGCGTAGGTGTTTGTTTCACCATCGGGGCGAGGATAGACGACATTAAGCGGCATTCTTGCAGGCGTGTAATACCCGGCGCGCAAAGGCCACTGCGGGGCGCTTGAATACTTCCCATTGGATCGCTGCGTAAAACCGGTTAGTTCAACTGATGCGGCCATTTCTACTCCGGTATTTGGGTGATTTTAGCGGCCTGATTTATGGCAAATTCTGCCGACTCTCCGCCGAATAATAGTTTTTCTGCCATGCGGCGACGGTACAGTCCAAGCGATTTCGATCCGCCACCGCGGCACCACTTTGTGAATTCATTTGCGCAGCCGGAATAATCACCGGCATTCAGCTTTTTAAGAAGTGTTGATGGCTGACCATTGCGCAGCACCAGTATTCCATCCTTTCCCGCGGCGCCGGGTTTATCCGTCCGGCCTGCACCAACGTTAAACAGGACTGACACGAAGGCATCAAACTGGTTTTGGTTTGCGGTAACTTTGATTGCGGCGTTTGCCATATCCTCAAACTTGGAAATATCCGCGGCAAAAGCTTTATCGATCTGGTCATCATTCCAAACGAGCCCCAAATGAACCTCGGGGCCGGTGTGACCTATGCCAATAGTGATAGGGCGACCATCAGCGCTAAGCGGGTCTTTGTAGGCCTTATATTCGCGCCCCTCGAAGTATTCTTTAATCCGGCGCGCGTTGGCTGATGCTTTCATTCCGCCGACTCCTTAACCTTCTGTATTGTGTTACCAAGAATGTAGGCTCCAACGGTAGCGATCACAATATCGCGGTAGATTGATTCGCCTATGTAGTGACCCATAAGCAGGGCAGAGCCAACCCATAGGCTGGCGAATGAGAGCAGGAACCTACGACCGCCGAACTCATCAATTGCCTCGCGCATCCTCACTCCTGCGTTTTTTTAAATCAATTTCCAATAGCTCTGACTCAAGCTGTGTTTTTCGTCTTTGAGCTCGGATATTGTTGAACATGGCAATGGCAACGCAAAGACCTGCGAGGCTTGTTAGCTTTCCCATATCATCAGGTAGAACACCCATGAGCTGGGTAAATCCGCTAGCGATTATCCCTATCACCGCCACGGATACGCCTTTTGCGCTCACTAAGATATCGTGAAAGCCGCTCATTTATTGCGCTCACTATGGCGGCGCTCGACAAAAGGAACAGGATGACTAGCAATAATACGACTATAATCTGCTCCAATTTGACGATACCCCATTATTGCTTTAGTGCTTATTATAGCAATCTCAAGCCAGAATGCGGCATCGTGTAATAGCGTGTAATTGATGGCAAAATAGAATGTATGCCGACCATCAAACCTAAGCCCGTACATGATTGCAACCAAGATTAAAAAGGCTTCAATTAAGCAGATTAGTATCGCTGTCCACCCCCTTACCGCATAAAGCATCAAAGCAATAACCCCGGCGCTCTGTATGCCATCCTGAAGCAAGTCCCATACTTCGGTATATGGCGATGCAACAAAGCTAGGCACCGCAAAGCACCCAATTACAATGGCAAATGCTATCAGGATTTTGGCTATCATTTGGCTTTAACCTTTTTCGGCTTGGGTGTGGATTTTTTAACGCTTGTCGGTTTGATTGGTTTTCCGCTACTGGCCATTTTAGGATCCTAATTAAATTGAATACTTAGTTTCAACACGCGCTGTAACTTTTGCCGTGGCGCCAACAGTGGCGCTTGCAGTTGTTACAACCATTCTCCCGCTTACGTTTGTAGCGTTTACAGCATCAACCTGAAGCAATTGAACCCTGTGATCTCCAACAGCACCAACATCACGATTAATGGTCAGCTGTACATCTGTGATTCTCGGAGTAAACGGGAATCCATGAGCAATGTCGAATATCTTTGAGCCAATAGAGTCAATGCTTAGAGCAGCCGATGAAAGATTCTTTTTCATTGGGTAGTTTTTAATTCGACTTAGCTTGATTGTTTCATTTCCGCTTGCATCTGAAAATGTCTTCCCAGCAGGGAAATCGCAATCATCTACATCAACGTTTGTTGCCCCTGCGGATATTGCAAACATGCTTGCGTTTGTAATTGATTCAATCACAGCATTGCGGATCTTTAACCCTGTAGTTGCTGGCTGGGCAGAAAAAACCCTGTCGCATGAGGTTACTTTCAAGCCATCAACAGAAACACCTGCGCAGTAAGCTAAAAAGCAGTCGCCAGTTATTGCCTGCCCGGAAATATTGCTAAGATTTGCTATTGCTCTGTTTCCAAGAAGCCCTATGCGCTGATAGCCGACTACTTTAAAGTTATTGAAATTTACCTGCCTTGGGATGTCGGTTGCTATTGCGCTACCCTCAATAACAATGGCATTGGAATTCGCAGCAACCCCGTTGCATATGCAGGTCACATTGGAAATATTGCCAGTTCCGGCAAGCCCCTGTGTGCTTTGAAGTCTTGCACGAACACCTATTGTTTCTGCAGCATTGGTGGATACAAACAAACCATTTACTGTTATTTTTCCACGCCAATCAATTGCAGGTTTTTCGCCCTCATCCTGACCATGATTAACAACTGCCAAGTTTTGAATATAAATATTGTCATTTAATTGGTTAAAGTCTTTGATATCTATTCCATCCAGTCCTGCTGTTGCAATCCGACAATTTAAGATATTTATGTTTGTGTTGGTTCCGGCTTGCATGCCAATCCCATAAGCCCTTGAGTTGTTTATTCTCAAATTTTCAAGGGTGACTTGGTTAGCTCCGCCAAATCTAATTCCATGACCTCCAGTCAAATTACCCTGTCTGTTTTGGTCAATGGTTAAATTTCTTAGCGTAACATTGCTACACCCAGCTATTTCGCAGCCATGCGTATTAATTGCATCAAGAAGCTTAAAGACACTTAACTGCCTGTGCGCCCCCTCAAAAACTACGTTGTCTTGGGTAATAACAAATCCGCTATAAAAGAAAGTACCCTCTGGAACAATTATTTTTGAACCGGACAATGAAGAGTAAAGTTTTGCTTTTGTAATCGCGACAGTGCAATCAGCATCCTTTTCTGCACCGAAACATAATAGGCTTAAAGATCCAGAAACTGGCCTAATAACAGCATACCAGCCAGTGGCCGTCTGTATCACAGAGTATCCATCAGCAGCGAATGGAGGCGTGTCAACAATATCAAAAACCCCAGACCCTCCATCGCCAACAGATACCGCACCATTAGTGGTATATACATCGCCAATATTGGTATTGGTTGATGGAAAATCCAAAACAGTATCAATAGTGAAGTTATTGCCCTTAATAGCAGCAACAGTGATTGTTTTCCACACACCAACACTTTCGTCATAGATAAGTAACGGGTCGCTATTCGAAAGCGCAGAAGCTGGCATAACATCCAAATCAACGAATGTTTTTGTCTGTATTGGAAAGCTGTTGATTTCTGGCATTTTATGGAACCCTATACAACATTGTAAGAAATATTTATTGGCGCTACAGTGGTAGATGAATTTACTGCCGTGCCTGTAAAGTCTAAATATTGCACATTCAAAGTGCCATCGGCGGCGATTTGAACCATCGCAATTAGTTTTGGGGTCTCCTGCATGTAATAAACATTAAACTCATTTATGGCAGGCCTGTATGCAGCAGGAACAAATCCAGAAGCACTGTTTGCATTAGATAGTGATGAATGCGTCATAGCCCCGGAACTGCTTATTGTGACCATTCTCCCAACCTTTGAAAACTTAACAACACCAGAGGTAAAATTCCCGCTGCCGGTTATTGTTGCATTTTGCTCTACATAATCCTTAACTGCAGCTGTCCCAAGCCCCAATCCAGTTCTTGCCAGCGCTTGCGTATTTCCTCCTGTTCCGCCCTGATCCACAGGAAGTGGGGCGGCAAGCAGGACAGCAGAAGTAAGAATTGGGTAATAAGTAACATCATCAGAACTTATATGCCCATCAAATCGGAAAAAAGTTTTTGTGTCTGAGAAAAGTCCGATTTGTAGATAACCGGTGTCCAGCTCTAACGTATTTGGAATATTCACCAGCCCTGCAGCAACCTCGGTGTTAAGTGCAGCCTGATCAACATCTAACGATATTTGACCGCCATCATCAGACCAAGACAGGTAGGCTGCGTCAGATGTGAAGCTTGACGGAACAGGGTCAATCACAACCTCCCAGTCAGATGGAGAGCTTGCTGGAACATTGCCAAGATTATTGTCAGCAAGAGAGCGGTAAACAATACCGGTCAAAGGATCTGTTACACGCTCAAACTCTGCGTAAGTTACTAACTCAGACCATGGGGCATAAGGAACAATTGGGATATCCTGCCCGACATTATCAATCGGCCATCCTGGCTGGACTATGTTTCCTGAGCTGCGAAGCTCGGCACGATAAAGTCCATCCAGGAATATTGGCGGGAATGTGCCGGTAGAGCTTGCAACAACAGGATGAGCGTTTGGAATGGTGCCCTGCTTGTCGGCATATGTGACCTTTGGGGTGGTTGATCCAGCCTCAAAAAAATACAGCCTTGCACTTGGCATGGAAGTGATATTTGCGCTGAATACTCGCATCTGAGGATTAAAGAATCTTTCTAATGATGGCATTTATTTATCCTCAAGCTCTTCTGCTAATTGCTGAATAATTGCGGCGTCATCAGCAGATGATTGATTGGCTACACCAGATAAAGCACCGATTGCTGCCGCTGAATTCTTGGCAGGGATTTTAGCACTTTGCGCCAGCCATTTCACGAAATTAGGGTTAGACATTAAGCGCGCACCAGCTGTGTTCATTGCTATGCTGCCAGCGGTTAATCCAAGTATTGTCGGGCTTGCGCTCATTATGCCGGTAGCAAGCCCTGTGCCTGCCGCAATACGCGCTCCAGCCTGGACGGTGCCACTGTAGTTTGCCCCCTGCCTTGCTGATTGCTTGACAGTGCTAGCAACACGCGCAATCTTCGCAAGGTCATCGCCATAGCTATCAAGCTTAGGGCTGCCGGAAAATAAGGCTTTTTTAGCTGAACCTAATTTATCCCAATCGGTTACAAACTTATCAACAGAGAACGCATCGCC